TAAGAAGGGTGAGTTATCGATACTAACCTGGCTGTCCACACTAAAACAGGTCAGCGAACAGGCTTACGAGGACTTGCAAGATGAAAAGAATGTATGAATTTGTCTGCGAAAGCGGACAGCGCATCGAGCGGTTCACGTCTTATGAGGACAAGACCGTTAGTTGCAATTGCGGCAAGTTAGCCAGCCGCGTAATATCTGCAACGCCGTTTAGGTTGGAGGGGTGGTCGGGGCATTTCCCGACAGCTTTTCATCAGTTTGATAAAAAGCACCGCGACAAGCTAAAATCGGAGCAGAAGGCGAACAGATAAGCAGAAATGCCCTGTTCATGTTTAATCCTGGGAACCAAAAGATGGCAGGAAAAGGAAAATTGACATGCTGATTGATAGAGAACCGGAGACGCCTAGCGAGCTCGAAGCAGAAGAAGCGAAACTACCTGAACTTCAGGACACGACGAAAAATATCGTGCCGGAAGTCCCCGACCGATACAGAGGTAAATCGGTCGAAGACATCATAAAAATGCACCAGGAAGCCGAAAAAGTGATCGGCAGACAGGCGCAGGAAGTCGGGGAAGTGCGGAAACTGGCGGACGAGCTCATAAAGCAAAATCTCAGCGCCAAATCACAGCCTGTTGAGCAAAAAGAGCCTGAAGTAGACTTCTATGAAGATCCTCAGAAGGCGATTCAGCAGACCGTATCGCAACACCCTGACGTATTGGCTGCCAGACAAGCGGCGATGGAGTTAAAACGACTCCAAACGCAGCAGAAACTGGCGCAGGAACACCCCGACTATATGCAAATAGCGTCGGATCCTGATTTCCATGCGTGGGTTAAATCGTCTCCCATACGCTTGGAGTTGTACGCCAAGGCGGATGGCCAGTTCGATTTCGATTCGGGCAATGAATTGCTGTCTACCTATAAAGCTTTAAAGGGCGTCAAGACGCAGCAGGTGCAGACCGAACAAAAGGAAAAGCGCCAGCAGCAAATGAAGTCCGCACAAGTTGATACAGGTGGAACTGGAGAGACTTCAAAACGTGTCTACCGTAGGGCAGACCTGATTCGGCTAAAAATGACCGATCCGGCTCGCTACAATGCCCTGTCTGAAGAAATCATGCAGGCATATGCTGAGGGGCGGGTCAAGTAATTTACTTTTGACTTAAGGAGTTAGACATGGCAACCGCATTTAGCCCTGCAAATAGCGTTACTACCACTACAGCAGCAACCTTCATTCCAGAGATTTGGAGTGATGAAATTGTTGCGGCCTACAAGAAGAACCTCGTTCTGGCCAATCTGGTCATGAAGATGAACTTCCGTGGCAAGAAAGGCGACACCGTTCACGTTCCGTCCCCGACCCGCGGCGCTGCCTCGGCAAAAGGCGCAACCAACGCAGTTACGCTGATCGCTGCAACCGAGAACGAAGTGCAAATCGCTATCGATAAGCACTACGAGTACAGCCGTCTGATCGAAGACATCGTCGAGACTCAGGCGCTGAACTCGCTGCGTCAGTTCTACACCGACGACGCTGGTTACGCTCTGGCCAAGCAGGTTGATTCTGACCTGATCCAACTGGGCCGCGCGTTCAATGGCGCTACTATCGGCACCAACGACTACGCAACCTCGGCCGCATCGACCAAAGCCTACATTGGCTCGGACGGTACCACTGCCTACAATAGCTCGACCTCAAACGCTGCTGCGCTGACGGATGCTGCTATTCGCCGCACGATCCAGCGTCTGGATGACAACGACACCCCGATGGACGGTCGTTTCTTCATCATCCCTCCGTCGTCGCGCAACACCCTGATGGGCCTGGCTCGCTACACTGAGCAAGCTTTCGTGGGTGACGGCAATGCCATCCGTAACGGCGAAATCGGCAATCTGTACGGCATCCCCGTGTTCGTTACCTCCAACGCCGACTTCGGCGCAGGTAACTCGGGTGCTGACCGTATCTGCCTGATGGGCCACCGTGACTCGATGGTGCTAGTTGAGCAGATGGGCGTTCGCTCGCAGACTCAGTACAAGCAGGAATACCTGGCCACCCTGTACACCGCAGACATGATCTACGGTGTGAAGGCCATGCGTACTGCTGCAACTGTCGGCGCAGCTACCTCGTCCTCGGCTTTTGCTCTGGCTGTCCCGGCCTAATTGAGCACCCCGGCCTTTGGGCCGGGGGTTTCCAACTTAATTAGGAGAACATCATGGCAAATGCAACTTCCGTGACAGTCCGTGCTGGCGATGACCAGTTTCGCGGCCTGTATTCCAACACTTGGCTAGTTTCAGCCACATTAAACGCAGATAGCCTGGCCGACGGCGCGGGCGATACTGATACCGTAGCGGTTCCGGGCGTAGCCTTGGGCGATATGGTTCTATCGGCGTCACTGGCGGTAGACGTCGCTGGCCTGATCGTGACTGGTTACGTCAGTGCGGCAAACACTGTCAGCATTCGTTTCCAAAACGAGACTGGCGGTACTGTCGATCTGGCGTCAGCTACGCTGCGCTTGGTCGTCGTTCGTTCGCTGGCCTAATAATCAGGGGCTTTGGCCCCTGATTTTTCACCTGGAGTATTTATGCCTGCAACCTTTCGCTGCCTCTCCAGCGGTCAAACCGTCACTTTCACGCTCCAGCACGACATCGACAGCATGAAAGGCCACGCCGGTTACGTCCGAGTGGATGAGGAAGGAAACGAAGAGCCGCTGCATCAAGACGCTGTACGTACCGACACCGCATTCAGGGCGCCTATTCCGCAAAAACGTCCTGGTAGACCAAGGAAGCAAGGAAATGTCTGAGATTAATTTGCGCGAATTTGGCAAGCTTGAAGCCCAGGTTGAGGTACTTCAGACCGAGGTTCATGCTCTGCGCGAAGACGTCAAAAAGTTGCTGGCTATGGCTAACAAGTCTAAAGGTGGCTTGTGGGCTGGCATGGCCATCGTTTCGGCCTTAAGCAGTCTGGCCGCGTTTGTTTTGGATAGGACACTTCTAAAATGAAGATGAGCAAAGCCGACAAGAAGGTCAAGAAGGTCATGGGCGAGTACAAGGCCGGCACGCTGCATTCCGGCAAGGGCGGCCCCGTGGTCAAGTCCCGCAAGCAGGCGATCGCGATCGCGCTGTCTGAGGCCGGCAAATCTTTGCCGCAGCGCGGTCAGCGCACGGCTAAAAATAAGGCCAAAAAATGAAAAAGCCAGTCTGGGACCAGAAGCGCCCAAAGGGTTTGGGCCCGTCTAAGCCGCTGTCCCCGGCTAAAAAAGCTGCCGCCAAGCAAATGGCCAAAAAGGCCGGGCGGCCCTACCCGAATTTAATCGACAATATGCGAGCCGCGAGGAAAAAATGACCTCTAAGACGCCAGCTTGGCAGCGAAAAGCCGGTCAAAACCCAAAGGGCGGCTTGAACGCCAAAGGCCGTGCGTCCTATAATGCTGCAACAGGTGGGAACCTGAAAGCGCCGGTCAAGTCCGGCGATAACCCAAGACGAGCTTCTTTTCTTGCCAGGATGGGCAATATGCCCGGCCCCGAATACAAGGGTGGCGAGCCGACCCGGCTGCTGCTGTCCTTAAAAGCGTGGGGCGCATCATCCAAGGCAGACGCAAAGGCAAAAGCTAAAGCTATCTCCGCAAGGAATAAGGCGAAAAGCAAATGACCTATTTAGAACTCGTCAACTCCATACTGCTTCGGCTGCGTGAGCCGTCTGTTTCGACGGTTGCATTAACCGCGTATTCCCAGCTTATCGGTAAATTCGTCAATGACGCCAAGCGCCAGATTGAAGATTCTTTTGACTGGAATGCTCTCGGCCAAGAAATTACCCTTAGCACCGTCTCTGGCACATATGAATACGCGCTGACCGGCGCCGGTCAAAAATTCCGAGTCACCAGCGACCCACTGAACACGACTAGCAATGTCGTCATGCGGCCGATCTCAGTGGCCGATATGCGCCGCCGTCAGAATTTCACCCCGATTGTCCAGAATATCCCGACGCAATATTGCTTTGAGGGGGTGGACGGCAGCGGCGACGCCAAGGTGCAGTTCTACGGCATCCCCAACGGCGTCTATACGATTAAGTTTTTCTTGTGCGTACCGCAAGCGGATTTAACGGCTGACGGTGACGAGCCGCTTGTTAATTACAAGCTGATCGAGCAAAACGCCTACGCCCGCGCGCTGGTTGAGCGCGGCGAGGATGGGGGCTTGTCCTCCTCTGAAGCGTACAACCTTTACCGTTCGATGCTGTCGGATTACATCGCGCTGGAGGCTACGCGCTTTCCTGAAATGCAGGAGTTCGTCGCGGTATGAGCCAGACACTTGAGCGATTCTCGATCTCCGCGCCTGGGTTTTACGGATTAAACACCCAGGACTCGCCGCTGGATTTGGCGGCGGGTTTTGCGCTGACCGCTCAAAACTGCATTCTGGACAAGTACGGCCGTATGGGCGCGCGCAAGGGTTGGGCTAAGGTCAACACTAGCACAGGCAATTTAGGGTCAAACGACGTCGGCGTCATCCATGAACTGGTGCAGTCAGATGGCAACGTGACTGTGTTGTGCGCAGGCAACAACAAGCTCTTTAAATTGAGTGGCACAAGTCTGACTGAGCTCACCTATGGGGGAGGGGGTACCGCCCCGACAATCAGCGCAAGTAACTGGCAGTGCGCATCATTGAGCGGCATTACTTACTTTTTCCAAGCAGGTCACGACCCGCTGATATACGACCCTGCGGTTAGCACCACTACGTATCGGCGTGTCAGTGAAAAGACAGGCTACGCCGGCACCGTGCCGCAAGGCAATATTGTCTTGTCGGCGTACGGTCGGCTATGGATTGCCGGCAGCAACGCGGACAAAGTAACACTGACGTTTTCTGACTTGCTATCAGGCCATATCTATACCGGCGGCACGTCAGGCACATTAAATGTCAACTCCGTCTGGCCCAACGGCGCGGATGAGATTACTGGACTGGCAGCGCACAACGGCTTTTTGTTTATCTTTGGCAAGCGCCAGATCCTGGTGTACCAAGGCGCTACCGCGCCGTCCACCATGTCGCTGTACGACACAGTAATTGGCATCGGTTGCCAATGGCGCGACTCCATACAGAGTACCAATACGGATGTTGTTTTCTTGTCTAATAGTGGCGTTCGCTCGATCATGCGAACAATTCAAGAAAAGTCGGCTCCGTTTAGGGATTTGAGCAAAAACGTCCGTAATGACTTGATGCAATTGGTTGCAGGTGAGACGCCATCGGCCATCAAAGCCGTTTACTCAGAAGTTGACGCGTTTTACCTGATTACGTTCCCCACCGCCAATCAAGTGTACGTTTTTGATACACGATCGGTGATGCCAGACGGCGCGTCTCGCGTAACTACTTGGTCGCAGATAGACCCTACCGCTCTATACGCCCGTCGTAATGGCGATTTGTTGATAGGCAAAACGGGCTACATAGGCAAGTACACAGGCTATTTGGACGACACTTCAACCTACCGTATGGCGTATTACACCAACCATGCGGATTTAGGTGATGTGTCGGTGACATCTATTGTTAAACGCATTTCAATCGTAGTTATTGGTGGGTCAAATCAGACTGTCACTATTAAATGGGGGTATGACTTTTCTGAGAACTATCTTTCGGAGAACGAAGACATACCGACGCAAGGTATTTCTGAATACGGCATTGCAGAGTACGGAGCTAATGGTGTGCCAGTCGCTCAATACGCAGGCGGTATTGTTATCCAAACTTTGACTACTCAAGCAACAGGTTCTGGCAAGGTAGTGCAAACAGGATACGAAGCAGAAGTAAACGGGTATGAGTTGTCTATCCAAAAGATTGAGATTTTGGCCAAGCGTGGCCGTATAAGTTAAGGAGCGGCCATGTCCGACTACACAAAATCGACCGACTTTGCCTCGAAAGACGCGCTGCCCTCTGGCAACGCGGGCAAGATCGTCAAAGGCACTGAGATTGACACCGAGTTCAATAACATCGCCACAGCGATTGCGACTAAGGCAGATTTGGCCAGTCCGTCTTTGACCGGCAGCCCAACAGCGCCTACACAGTCAAGCGGCGACAGTTCGACTAAGCTGGCGACAACGGCGTTTGTGGCAGCGGCGATTACTACAGGGATTGCAGCAGCTTATCCAGTCGGGTCTATTTACATCAACGCCAGCAACAGCACTAATCCTGCGACGTTACTTGGTTTTGGTACATGGACAGCGTTTGGCGCCGGCCGCGTAATGGTTGGGTTTAACGCATCTGATCCGCTGTTTGACACCGCAGAAGAAACTGGCGGCTCAAAAGACGCAATCGTTGTTAGCCACACCCACAGCGCTTCGGCTTCGTCACACGACCACGATTTTACGGCTATTGCACAAGCAGGTGCCGACGGTGGTGGCGGCGCGCTAGTTGGTGGTATTCAGAACGCGTCTAACGATGGTTCGTACAGTGGCACCACCAGTTCTACCGCGCCTAGCGTAACGGTTAGCAGCACGGGTTCATCCGGCACAAACGCCAACTTGCAGCCGTACATTACGGTGTACATGTGGAAAAGGACGGCATGAGCGCCGTACTTGAAAATGTTGGTGGCGAGATTACCCATCATTTTTCTGATGGGTTGTATGCCAAAGAAGCGTTTGTGCCTGAAGGCACAGCAATTTTGAAGCACACGCATGACTTTAGTCATCTGTCGATTCTGGCCAAAGGTAAAGTGGCTGTAATGGCAGATGAGAAGGTAGATATTATTGAAGCGCCTGCTTGTATAGAAATAAAGGCAGGCATAACGCACGGCATTAAGGCAATTACTGACTGTGTATGGTTTTGCATCCACGCAACGGACGAGAAAGACCCAGCGAAAGTGGATGATATTTTGATTAAGGGGTACTGACATGCCAATCGGTGGACTTATCAGCGCTGGCGCAAGTTTGCTAGGCGGCTATCTTCAAGGTGAAGCCGCTAAAGACGCGGCCGAAACGTCTGCGGGCGCGCAACTTCAAGCCGCTCGCATAGCGGCGGAAGAGTCTCGCTTTAGACCTGTTGGTATTACGACACGGTTTGGCACTAGTCGATTTACGATGGACCCGAAGACGGGCCGTCTAAGCTCTGCTGGCTACACCATCAGCCCAGAGCTTAAGGCATACCAAGATCGTTTATCGGCTTTGGTGGGTGGAGCGCTTACGCAAGCAGAGCAAGCGCCGCAACTGTACGCGCCGCTAGGCACTGCGGCTACTGGGCTATTTGGCTTAGGACAGCAATACCTGGCGCAATCGCCCGAGCAAGTTGCGCAGCAGTACATGCAGCGGCAAATAGATTTGCTGGCGCCTGGTCGTGAGCGTCAATTGGCTGAGTTGCGCAACCAAGTGTTTCAGACTGGTCGTTCTGGCTTGGCAGTCGGCGCAACAAGCGCGCGTCCGTCCGGCATGGCAGGTCTTGGTGCCACCAACCCAGAACTCGAGGCGTTTTATAACGCAGCGGCACAGCAAGACGCAGCGCTGGCAGCCCAAGCACAAGAGCAAGGCCAACGCCAATTGGCGTTTGGCACGGGTTTGTTTGGCACGGGCGCCAATTTGCTTGGCCAGATGCAAGCCGGCCAGGTTGGCGCGCTGTCGCCGTTTACTAGCTATCTGGGCGGCGTGAGCTCTCTGGAAAGCTTAGGTCTGCAACCGCTGGAGTTAGGCGCCAACTTGGGCGGCCGCAACGTCAATATCGCGGGCGCAAATGCGTTGCTGCAAGGTGGTTTGGGCGCTGCCGCTGCCATGCAGCAAGCAAACGCGTACAGCCCTTGGGGTTCGGCGTTGACGGGTATCGGCAACACTATGCAGCAACAGCAAATGATGAACCGTCTGTTCCCGTCGGCACCTGCGCCGGTTGAAGAGCGCAATATATACCGCAGCAACATTGCGCCTCCAGCGTATGCCTCCCCTATGCCATTTTCGGGCGGCAGTGCTGATGTCGGCAGCGGCTATAACTGGGCATATTAAGGAGTCATCATGGCAAGCGAAATCTTAGGGCTATTTACGACGCCTGACATGTACCGGATGCAGCAGCAAGAAGCGCTGGATAGGCGCGCGCTGCAATTTGCTCAATTGACGCCGTTTCAGCGTGCGGAGATGAGCCTGTACCGTGGCGGCGCTAATCTGGCCAGCGGTATTGGTAGCCTGTTAGGTGTGGAAGACCCGCAGCTAAAACTGATTAGTCAGCGCCAGCAGCTTTCGCAAGGGCTGGATGTAGCCGACCCCAATGCTATTTTGCAGCGCGCCCAGCAAGCCGCCGAAATGGGCGACATGCAGTTTGCAACCGTTTTGGCTGACTATGCGCGCAAGGCGCAGTCGGAGATGGCTTTAGCGCAACAGCGTACGCGCGAAGGTAAAGCCGCAGCTACGCCAAAAGAATTGCAAATCGCACAGGCAAGAGCGCAGCTACTGGATCAGCAAGCGCAGCTTGAGGCTATGCCAGACTCACCAGAAAAAGCGCGTTCGCTTGCGGTAATTAAAAACACGCTCGCGGGGCTGACCGCTACTGCACGTCAAGGTCAGATTCCCGATGCGATTGAGATAGCCCGTGAATTGGCGCTTGAAGCTGGGCCAGAGGGTTCGGAAGCATACACTAAGCGTTACCGCGATGAACTAAAACGCTTATCGACCAAAGAAAAAACTGAAAAAGCCAACATTAAAGAAGTTGGTGTCGCTGTTGGGTCAAATGCACCAGTGTATTTAGACGTAAATAACGACCAGCAGTTTACATATCAGACAGGCGCAGACGGCAAGCAAATGCGCGTCCCTTATGTTGGTGGCGTAGACCGCACTACAGCAAAAACTCAGATTTCTGTTGAGCAAAAAGGAAAAGAAGAGTTTATTAAACAGTTAGGTAAAAACGACGCTAAGACTGTTACCGATGCTATAGATACTCGTAATAGTTCTGTCGCGGCGCTTAATACACTGCAAGAAATGTCGCGGCTTAATGATCAAGGCTTAATTAGTGGATCCTACGCGACGGGCCGAGTTGGGGCGTCTAATTTCTTGAATACGTTGGGTCTTATCGGGGCTAAAGATCAAGTGTCGCTGGCAAGTTCAGAGCAGTTCCAGAAACAAGCCAATGATCTTGTGTTGGCTACGTTGGGTGGACGCTTGGGGGCAGGATTTTCTAACGAAGATCGTAAGTTTATTCAGAGTATTGTTCCCCAACTCGAAAACAGCGCTACTGCACGGCGTGAGCTTATCAACTTCATGATCAAGAAAAACATGCAGATCGTGGATGAGACGACCCGACTGGAAGAATACGCCCGTCAGAATAATGGTTTAGGTGGATTTAAGCCAAAAATACCATTGGCCCCTACCCCAAAAACCGGTGCAGCGGCTATGTCTGATCAACAATTGTTAGACGCGCTGAAAAAAGCCAAACCTAAAGCAAAGGGGAAGTAAATGGCTGATCCAACCTACGAAGAGATGCTTAACGAGGCGCGTAGCCGAGGACTTGTTACATCTAGCGAATCGGTTATGTTCGAAGAACAGCCTGGTCGCGGTGAGTTTTCCAAGTTTGCCGAATCGACGCTAAAAGGCATTCCCAAAGGTGTTGTTGATCTGTTTGGTGGATGGGGTAATCTTTACGATTACCTGTCTAAAAGTAAAACGCCCAGTATGTTTTCGTCCGCTGGGATCGCCAAAGAAATACGCGATCTGACTGGCTTAGACATATTGTCCATTCCTGGCTATCGGGGGGCGTACGAATTTTCCTCGGCCGGCGCTCCACAAGCTGTGTTAACTGCGGCTGGCTTTCCAGGTCTTTTTAGTCGTACACCGCTCGGCGTAGCCGGCGAATTTGGTGTGGCAGGCGCCACTGGTCTAGCCGGCCAGCAAATTGCACCGGAAAGCCCCTTGGCACAGTTAGCTATTGGACTGTCGCCTTATGTTGCCAAAGGTGCCGTAGGGCTAACCCGTGAACGCATTACCCGCCCCGAAGGTATGTTCCCAATTGCGTCGGAACTACAAGATATGCTGCGCGTCGCGCCGATGACGCCCGGCCAAGCTGGTCTTAGCCGGCAACAGTTGGCTACCGAGGCGCGCGTCGCTGCCCGTCCAGAATCAGGCGCAGCACCACAACAGTTTGCTCAAAAACAAGCGCAAAGCGTTGAGTCTTTCCTAACAAACCTGTTCGATCGCGCTTCTAGCCAGGCTATGTCCGCGCCAGCAGCCACCGAGAATTTGGTGGAGTCTTTCCGTAACTACGGAAAAGCATTGTCGTCGCGTTTGCGGTCAGACGCGAAAAAAGACTTTAACGCGGCCAAGGCAGCAGGCGGTCAAGTCGATACGTCACCAATTATTGGCGCGGTTGACAATTGGCTTAATACCTTGCCGCCTGAGTTGCGCGACATGTCGGCCATACAAAATGCCGCGCAAAGAATAAAGAATGAGTATTACATACCAGCTACGCCATCTACTACTACCCCGTCGTCTATCCTTAACCAAGCCGGAGCACCTGCGTCGGTCACAGTAACGCCCGGTACGCCGGCGCAAGCATTAAAGATCGATATTGACCGGCTGCAAAAGAATTTATCTGCTTGGGGTGAAGCGGTCTACTCAGGCAAAGCTGATTTTGGTAAAGGCAACATTTTTGAGGGTGTGGCGCCAGGTCAGGTAAAAGGCGCAGCAATCTCTGTGCTGAATGGCTTCCGCGAAGCATTGGATCAAGCTATTCAGCAAGGCGTCCCTGGAGCAGACAAACTAAAATCCGCCCGCGATAAGTTCAGCGCCAACATTAAAGCAATTGAAGAATATTCTAACCGCCCGCTAGTTAAATATTTTGATGTAGCTAACCCGAGCGAATTGGTGCCCGAGCAAGTTGTCAACAAACTGAAAGGTTTGCCGCCGTCGCAGCGCGCCATTTTGGTAGACGTTTTACAAAATAGCCCAAACGCTAATGTGCAAGGCGTACTGGATACGGTACGCCGTGCAGCATTTGATGACGTGCTGACAAAAGCGCAAATTGCCGGCGGCGCGGAGACAGCGCCAACCTTTGCTATTGACCGCGCATTGCGCGAAATGGACCGCAAGTCTGGTTCACTCGGCCAACTGTTTGCTAACCCGGCTGACCTAAAAGAAGCGCAACTGGCGATGAATGTCATGAAGCGCATTTTAACCGGCGAGGCACCGTCTACCGCCGCAGGGCCATCGGCCAGCGCAGCGTATACGGCCGCCCGCGCGGCTGGCGGTTCGGCTGCGGCTGCTCTATCGGTACGGGATTTTCTGTACCCCATCTTCCGTGACGTAGTGGCTAGTCCTGAAGCTTTTGCTAAAGTTATTTACCAAGCAGATAACCGCAAACTTTTACTGGATTTAGCCAAGCCAAAAACAACGCTAGATAAGGCATTCAGTGGAGCCAAGATTTTAGCTAAAGGTGCGGGTATAGGGATAGCTAGAGGCGTACCAATGATGGAGACAACGCAACCTAGCATGCCGGTCGACCTTATGTCAGAGGGTGAGGCAGAAGCTCCATCTGCATCCTATGAAGATTTGTTGCGTGAAGCGCAGCAGCGTGGCTTAATTACTGAGGACTAAATGCCCTTCGCGCTTATCGCCGCCGCTAATACAGCAATTGCGGCGGCGAAGGCCGGATGTAAGCTTTACAAGGACATCAAAAACGCAGCAGGCGATGTCAAAGAAGTACTGGATGATTTGAAAAAGCAGTTCTCTGCTAAACCAAACCCATCCGTAGAGGAAAAAAAGCAGTACAACGAAGAAGTGCAACGGGTGCAGACCATAGCCAAGACAGACCCCAATGAGGCGCTAGGCGATATTGGCGAGCATCTCGGTAAGTTCATGGACGCTTACGACGCTATCATCAAGCTGTTCTTGAAAGAGGAGATGGAGGCCAAAAAGGTTTACAAAGGAGAAGAGAGTGTTGGGCGTCGCGCGCTTAGGCGCGTATTGATACGGTCCAGGCTTGATTCGATGTTGGCAGAGATACGAACAGAAATGACGTGGAATGCCCCGCCGGAACTCGGCGATTTATGGACGCGATTTGAGAAGATGTGGGAACGAATTAACCATGAACAATCAATCGCTCGCGCTGAGGAACTGCGGAAAGCTCAAATAGCAGCATGGCAACGGGCAAGAACAATAAGCAAGGCAAAGGCGCTGGCAACGTGGATTGGCGCGATCCTGTTCGTACAGGTGTGGCTATGGGTGGTGCTAATAATGATAAGGAAAAGTCAGACGTATCAATCATTATCGTCATATGTCTGGCAATAATGGCGCTAACGTTTGTCTTTGCAATCCCGCTACTTGGGATGGCTTACGTAGATATGAATAACGCCACAGTCGCGGCGGCGGAAGAGTTTAAGAGAATGCGCGAAGTGCGGCGCAAATATGTTTTAGAGCTTAGGAAACTGTATGAATCTGACGATCAGCCAGCTACGCCAGTTACTCCCGAAGAATAAGTACGTAGAGCACTGGCATCATGCTCTATCTGTGCTACTTCCTGACTATGATATTAATACGCCTCGTCGAGTGGCTGCTTTCATAGCCCAATGCGCGCATGAATCCGGCGGGTTCAGTGTGCTGCAAGAAAACCTTAATTACAAACCCCAAGCGCTGCGGCGCCTTTTTTCAAAGTATTTCCCCGATGATGCTATTGCTGGACAGTATTGCGCGAAACCTAACAAGCAGGAGGCTATTGCCAACCGTATTTACGCTAACCGTATGGGGAATGGCGATGAGTCTTCTGGTGACGGCTATCGGTTTCGGGGTCGTGGCCTTATACAACTCACTGGACGATCAAACTATCAAAACTTTGCTGACAGCATTGAAGTGGACGGGCGTCCGCTGAAGATCGACGAGGTGCCTGCGTATCTCGAGACGTTCGAAGGCGCAGCCCAGAGCGCATGCTGGTTTTGGGAGACGAATAATCTCAACAAGTGGGCAGACGAGGGCGACATCCTGACGCTGACCAAGCGTATCAATGGAGGAACGATTGGACTCGAAGACCGTAAAAAGCACTATGAGCACGCTCTTCATGTGCTTGGCGCTCACTAGTCTGACCGCCTGCCAAGACCGCTTCAGGTACCCTTGTCAGGATCCGAAAAATTGGCAGTCGGCGGAGTGCAAACCGCCTATCTGCACCGCGACGGGCACCTGCCCTGAAGATGTCACGCAACCGGAAAAGGTGAGTAAATGAGCGTCGAAGAAAATCTAAACGCCTGGCTGAAGTTCATCATCGGGATTTGTTTTTGTTTGATCCTTATAATGATGGCGTCACTTTCCATGTATAGCGTCGTTTTTGTGACCCAACCTATGTCGGGACTAGCGCCTGCGGATAAAAACTTTTTTCTTTTGTTATCCGATATGAGCAAGTACATTCTCGGGGCATTGGCGACCCTCATTGCGGTCAAAGGCAAAGACCAGTTCGTGCCGCCAGGATTGACGACCGCAAAAGAGCGCGAAGATGCGATGAAGACGCCGCCTCCGACGTCGCCTGCACCGACGCCTGCGGCCAAGCGCGTTGAGCCGACAATCGAGCCAGTGTCAGCAGCAGCGCCTGTCGTATTAGGATTTAATGGCAAACCCGCGCCGCCTGCGGCGCCCCAACCGGAGATCGAGTGATGCGTAACTTCATTGCACTTATTGCGTTTGTCCCCCTTGTCGCGTTCGCCGGTGGCGAGATGAAAAAAGTCTGCCATACGGAGAAGGACAAGAAAGGGAAAGAAGTCGAGGTATGCAAGACAATTAAAGTCCACAAAAAGCTCGAAGGCACCAAAGTTCCTACCGATAAAAAATAGGTGACGTATGGAAGACATACTTAAGAAACTGACGAATTTATTGGTGGAGGGCGGCGTAAAAGCTTATGGCGCCGTTGCTGATAGGTCTAAAATGCCGTCCAACAAACGGCTGTATTTAGACACTTTTGCCGACGAAAATAGGGGCCCAATTACCGAGCGAAATTTTACGGAGCAAGAGTTGCAGACTATTGCGGCGCTGATTCGCGCAAAGCAGGCAATGGACCCGTCGGGCGTTTCGGGGGTAATTCAGTACAAGGATTACTTCCCATTTTTATCCTCGAAAGAAACTTCGCAGGCAGCAGGCGTAAACGCAGGCGATCGAAACCCGTATGAAAATATCCGTACTAGCTTGGGGCAGTTTAGGTATGTGATAGATCCTGTTACGGGGACGGTTCGCGTAATAGATCAGTACGACTTTAATAGACTGCAAGAGAATCGAGTAAACCAAGCTTTGCAGCGCGGCGACTACGTAATGAATACACTAGATCCGTATTCAGCGCTGCGTATATACGCGGGCGAGCGCATGCCGCCAGGTACTGGACGGCCTGTTAGCATACAGATCCCTGGCCTATTTAGCGGCGCTAAAAAATGAATCCCTACTTCATAGCCGGCTCAGTCGTTGCGGTTGTCTTGGCCTACGGTGTGGGCCATTGGCAGGGAGACGACGCCGGTCAGGCCAAGGTCAACGCGCAGTGGGATAAAGAGCGCGCTGAACAGATGGCGGCGTTTGCTGAAGCGCAGCGCCAGGCCCGTGAGAAAGAGCAAGCGTTGCAGCAGGGCGCTGACAATCTACGAATGGAGAAAGAACGTGAGATTAGGAATATTAACGCTCGCGCTACTGCCCTTGCTAACAGCTTGCGCGAGCGCCCGGATCGCCCCTCCCCCGAAAGCGGTACCGTGTCCGGTACCACCTGCGCTTGTAGTGGAGCGAGTGGAGCGCAACTGGCAAGGGGAGATGGAGAGTTTCTTGCAAGGTACAGTGCCGACGCAGCCCGGCTCGCAGCCTCGCTAGATCAGTGCATCAAGCAGTATGAAACGTTGAGGCAGAAGCAGTAAGCGCCTCGGGGTTCATCAAGGTTTCAACGCCTTGAGCGCATTTGATCCTAAAGTCTGACCATTTCTTTTGGTAGACCGGGTCTTCTGTTGGCGGCACCCAACCGTAGTTCGCGCGCCAGCGTATCGTGACGTCAGTAGTTGATGGGGTGTAGACGTAGTGATCGCCTGGCTTCATATTACTATTCTTCATTTTTCTTCCTCCTGTCTTCGTTTTTCCTACGCGCATTGACTTTACTCCTGTTTATTTCATAAATCTCTTCCTGAGTGTAAACCGCTTTGTTGGCTTTTGGCGGTGTGATCGTTAGCCACACTTCGCCTGTGTAAGCAGATACTCCGCAGTTATAGCAGCGCCGTAGCCGTTTGATACCGTCCGGCAAGCGTTGTGATACTACAACATATGTACGTGAATCGCATTCCTTACACTTCATCGTTCCAATGCCTTTGCCATAATTTCCTCGCGCTCTCGGGCGTCACGCAGCGCGCAGTAGCGCTGATGCAAGCGTTGTAAATACGACGCGCGGCGGTAGGTTTCCAGTTCTGTTTGCAGTAGCGTCCAGACTTGTTTTTCGGTCAATTTAGACAGGCGCCCGTTTAGGGTGGTCCAGTTCATTCTAGACATATTACTTCCTTTCAAGTTTTTCGACTGACAGCAGCGTGCCGTCGGAATCAAAGCAAAAACGCACGTTGGGGTTGTCCATCTTAGCGTTCATGATCCCCGTGTACGGGTGGATAACAATGCGCCGCTCGGCAAACGTGAAGCGCGGTTTGACGCGGTACTGCGTATTGGCATCCCAGGTGGGTTTTGCCGCCACCACCCAGCGTTTATAGCGCTTGGAAAACGTCTCGACGAGCGCGCCTTCCGCCCAGGCTTTAATCAGTTCGGCGTGCGGATGTTTAGGCATCAGGCTTCCCCTTAAAGATATCGATCAACTCAGCGTAAGCCGCTTTGCTATGTTCGTGCGTCTTGGCCATCACTACTTCTCGCGCTGCTTCATATACCCGCGCCAGGTCGCGCAGTAGCCGCGCAGCCTCTAAATCTTCCGGCCCGCGTGGCAACGTCTCCAAGTGCTCGCAAAGTTTTTCGACTCGCTTTCTCACCTTAGCTCCTCCAATGCAACGTCAGAAATAGCGCGCTTGTCATGCAACGCGCCCCAGATACGCTCATCAATCGTTTTTTCAGTTAGCATCACGTAGCACCAGACTGCGTGTTGCTGGCCGCTTCGGTGCAACCGGCCAACCGTTTGCTCGTACAACTCCAGTGACCACGGCAGCGACAGAAATACAATGTGGCACCCGCCGTGCTGAAGGTTAAGCCCGTGCCCGGCGGATTTCGGGTGGACAAAGAGTAGTCGTATCGTTCCGTCATTCCAGCGCGTGATTGCATCTGGCGCATCCAGCGTTTGACCCTGCGGATAACGGCGACGAAGTTCTGCAAGCTCCTCCTGATAGGTATACGCAATGATCGTGTTCGCATGTTGGTTTTCCTCTAGTAGTTCGTCCAATCGATCAAATTTGTGGCTGCTAAACCAATGGGCTGTCTGAGTATTCTTAAACTTACCGTAATCCTCCAGCGCCTCTCGCTGCGTCTCGTAGACAAAACCAGACGCCATCTGTTGCAGTTTTCCAGTCACAACCGCCGCGTTTGCAGCAATCGCCTGCGCGTTAGGGAACTCGACAACGAAGTCGCGCTTCATTTTGTTGTAGAGCGTATAGTCCATCGTGCCGCGCACCTCGACAATATTCAGTGGTGGCAGTTTGTCCTTGTATTCGCCAGCATCCAGCAGGTACGTCGCGGGCTTGATTTTCTGCATGACCAACTCCAGCGCACCGCGCCTGGGTGACCAGTCGCCGAAGTCTCGGTTCGTACATACAAAGTATTGCTGCAAGAAGGCGCCTTTGCTGCGGCCTAAGAGCGACTGGTCGATGATCTTGCACTGACCAAAGACGTCTTCCAGACCGTTGGACGTGAACGATCCGGTCAGGCCCCAGCGAATCTTGATGTGTTCGATCGCTTTGAAAAGCGCCTTAAACCGCTTGCCGGACGGGTCTTTTAGCCTGGTCAGTTCATCAAAGACGATCGCATCGAACCGGCTTAGACCGTAATCGGCCAGCCATTGCAGGTTGTCGTAGTTAATGACTACAAAGTCAGCAGTTACGCTCTCGACCGCACGCAAGCGATCTTTAGGTGAGCCAACGGCTAACGCCAGGCGCAGTGATGGCGTCCATTTTGGTGCCTCAACGGGCCAGACGTCGGTGCATACGCGTTTGGGAGCGACAACCAAGAAACGGCTAGCCACACCATCGTAAATGGCGTCCCTCATGGCGGTCAGCGTGATCGCAGTTTTGCCAGCTCCCACGGGCGCTAAGATCATCGCCCGATTGCGCGCATAAAGGAAATCAGCGGCCTCTTCTTGGTACGGGCGGAGTTTCATTGATTTTGCGTCCGAAAAATAGATCGTGCAGGTTACGTGTGTTTTGTTTTTCCCATTCTTTATTCTTACGCGCCCTTTCAGCGCGTTCGCGTTCATATCGCCAGTTCATGTGTTTTTCTCCTGTAGCTTGGCTTCCCAATACCGAGCCAGTATCACGCCGTCCTCATCGCATACCGACAAGTCCTCATCCGTCAGCCCCTGCCATTCGCGCTGTGATGGAGCGGTGAAAGTTACGCTTGGCGGTATACGTCCTTCTTCCCACCTATAGCCAGCCACCGGCTCCGGTTCAGGTGCGCTTAGTCTGGCGCGGAAGAACGTAAGAAGCGGCTTCAATTTTTCTGGCTTAGTTGCGTTTAAATACAAAGCCTGCTGCAAAGGATCAGTTGAATCATCAAACCATAAAGCAACATGTTCTTTGCCATCTGAAATTGCTCTGCCTACACGCACATGGGTTGTTGGGGTTTCATTTGCCAATTTTTCTAACGCATCCAGCACCTGCTGCGCTTCCTCGCGTGTTAGTGTGATGGTCATTGAAACCTCTGTGGCAAGTGTTCTCTGGTTATCCGTAATGCTTCTTCTAACGCACACGCGATTGCTTCACGGTCTTCAACCATTGTATTAGGGTCAAGGTCTTTGACTACCACGGATACGCCATCCTCGTCATGGTTTACTTCGATTGTGTAAGTTGTCATCGTTGTTCTCCTGTAGCTTTGGCGATGTTGGCTTCAATCAATTCCCATGTCGCATCTTCAATTCCGCATTCACAAACAAAACATTGTTCAAACCGAATGCGCTTAAATATCTGCATTAACTCAGCATTCACCTCATGCAAGCGGCGCAGTTCGGTGGCGACATTAAGCCAGTAATCATCATCTTCATAACATTTGCTTATTTCATCAGCCAGCCGCAGGGCTTCTGGTTTTTGCCCATTCATCTATTTGCTCCTTTGTCCAAAGCACTGCATGTTTTTGATTTAAGTGCTGCATTGTCAATAAGAAAAACTTTTGCAAAGCAGACAACCGACCATTCGTTGTTTTTAATTCAATAAACCACGTCTCGCCATTCGGCAGGCAGGCGATCCGATCACAGACGCCGCGCTGGGTTACAGAGCGGAACTTGTACGTCTGGCCACCGAGGCGCTCGACCGTCCAGACGAAATGCTTCTCTACTTCAGATTCTTTCATGTGTTGTAGCTTAAATGATTTAAAAATGTTTGACAAGCGGTTTTTTGCCCGCTATGCTGAAGGCTCAATCAGTTCAGGAGAATACAATATGGCAACCGCAATCACTGAAGAGTTACACCTTATAGTTCAGACAGCTGGTTTCGAGCCTCTTAGTGGCGCCGTTAAGCATGAGCTTGTACTAGCCATTCAAAATACCCTAGCTATACATGCCGCAAAGCGTAATTTCCTCGTAGGCACTGTGGCTATTAACACAAAGGCGGGTAACTGATGGCTCACTCCAATATCGTAGGGGGCAGCACCGCCAAACGCGTCATCGCCTGCCCCGCGTCTGTGAAGCTCTGCCAGCAGATGCCCCCACAGATCGAATCCGAACACGCAGCGCGCGGGACGCTACTGCACAACGTCATGGCTGAACTCTTGGAGTTCGACAAAAAGCCCGAGCAGATGCTGGGCGCCGAATACAAAAACCAAGTTTTGACGCAGGAGCTACTCGATGAGAAAGTTATACCCGCTTTGGAAGCACTCGAAGAAATCGATCCAGACAAGCGCATGCAATATTGCGTCGAAACCCGAGTGGGGTTTGGAGATTTTCTTCCTGGTGTATTTGGTTCTACTGATCTACTGGGTCGGATCGGCAGCCGGGCTATTGTTCTCGACTGGAAATTTGGCGATGGGGTTCTTGTTGATGCTGATGATAACCCTCAGTTACTGTTTTATGCGGCGGCAGCTATGCGCACTGAGGCCGCAAAGTGGGTTTTTGAGGGTGCGGATGAGATTGAGCTCATCATCGTGCAACCTCCAGCGATCAGGCGCTGGGTCACTGATAAAGCGCGGGTTGCTAATTTCGAGCTTACCCTCTTGCGTGCTGTTACCCAAGCACTTCGACCCGATCCAGTAATGCAAACCGGCGACCATTGCCGCTGGTGTACCGCCAAACCAATCTGCCCGCAAATGACTGGCGAAGTCGATCGCGCGCTAAAGATGCAATTAGACGCGCTGCCGGCCGAGCAGATCAGCATCATGCTAGGCCAAGCCGACCGCCTGGAAGACTTCATCAAAGACCTGCGCTCGTTGGCGTTTACGATGTTGGATAAAGGCCACAAGGTGCCAGGCTACAAACTGGTCGCCAAACGCGGTACGCGCCAGTGGACGAACAAAGACAACGCAGCGAGTTGGCTGCGCGAGTATGGTGTAGAACCTTACGTGCAAGAATTATTGTCGCCTGCGCAGGCGGAGAAAGCGCTGAAAAAGCGTAAAATCGAACTTCCTGAGACGCTAGTCACATCGGTGTCTTCGGGCAGTACCTTGGTGCCGGAGAGCGATCCCCGTCCCGAGGCTCTTCAAATCGGCAAGCAGCTTGCTGCTGCCTTATCTAAACTACAGTAAAGGAAAGTACTATGTCATTCGCTATCGCAAACCTCCCTCCCGTTTCGTCCCTGTCTGTTGCTCTGCGTACGCTTGAGAAAGACGTCGGCGCTGTTGGCTCCGTCATTCTTAAGATGGACAAAGGTGGCCATTGGATCTACGGCGCCGAGCAGACTGAAGTCGAGTCTGACTCTACCTGGGCAGTCAATCCGTTCTCGTTCATCCACGGCTATATCGCGTGGGGCGACGGCGACGTGTTGGGTGAGATGATGGTGCCGGTCACTGAACCGAAGCCTGAGTTGCCGCCCGTGCCGCACGGCGCGAAGAAAGGTTGGGAAGTGCAAGTCGGTATGTCGTTGAAGTGCCTATCAGGTCCTGACAAGGGTCTGGAAGTGCGCTACACGACAACGTCTGTCGGTGGCAAACGCGCTGTTAATACGCTGGGCATCGCAATCGCTACCCAGTGCGAGACAACGCCGAATCTGCCGGTGCCGGTCGTGTGCTTGAAGAAAGACTCGTATCAGCACAAGAGCTACGGCAAAATCTACACGCCTGTTTTCGAAATTCAAGAATGGGCGTCAATGGATGGTCAGACTGCCGAAGCTGATGAAGCTAAGGAAGAGGCGGCGCCGCAGCGTCGTCGTCGTTCGGCTTAAGTAACACGGGGGAAAGCGGATGCCGGGGAAGCCAGACCGCACCACTGGCGACGAGAGATATCCGGACGCAGCGAGTACCCCACCTATTCCCATGAATAAAATTCTCTGGATCGATTTCGAGACGCGCTCTCGATGTGACTTGTCGTCTAAAGGAGTCTACAACTATGCACAAGACGCCAGTACAGATGTTCTATGTATGTCCTACGCGTTTGACGACGACGAAGTGTCCACTTGGACTCCCGACCAGCCTTTTCCGGATCGTGTTAAGAATCATGCAGGACAGATACGGGCCCACAACGCTGCATTCGAACGTCTTATTTTTTGGTACGTCCTACAATGTAACTTTCAACTCGAACAGTTCTACTGCACCGCTGCACAAGCGCGTGCGAACTGCCTACCTGGCAGCCTCGAAGACGTCGGACGCGCCATTAGTAGCAACATGCGCAAAGACCACCGAGGAAGCCAGCTTATCCGAGCTTTATCGATACCCCGCGCAGATGGCACTTTCAACGATGATCCGGCGCTAATGGCCGAGATGATCCGCTACTGCGAGCAGGATGTTCGCGCTATGCGGGCGATCTCCAAAGCCATGCGCGATCTGTCAGCGGAGGAGCTCACCGACTACCACACAAACGAGCGCATTAACGACCGTGGCGTGCTATTAGACCGCCCGCTGGCGGATGCTGCGGTGCGGTACGCGTCAGCCGAGCTTGAGGAAATCGAGTCGCTGGTGCATGATCTGACCAAAGGTGAGATTCAATCCGTGCGCAGCCCGCGCATGAAGCGATGGGTGATGGAACGGGTCGGGCCCCAAGCCTTGAAGATGATGGAGACGTACAAAGACGGCGAAAAGAAGTATTCGATCGATAAGTCAGTACGTGCAAACTTGTTAGCCTTTGCGGAGGAAAATCCCGATGAGATTCCGGCCCATGTTGCGGACGTCATTCAATGCGCAGATGATCTTTGGGCGTCGTCAGTTGCGAAGTTCAGCCGCCTTAGCGAGTTATCTGACGAAGAGGATGATCGTGTGCGAGGCGCCTTCGTCTTTGCCGGAGGATCTGCCACTGGACGCGCTAGTAGCTATGGCGCGCAGGTCCATAATTTCACACGCAAATGTGCCTCCGACCCAGACGCCGTGCGCAACGCTATGGTACGTGGACACTCAATCATCCCAAGATTTGGAAAGAGGGTTACAGATGTTCTCAGGGGAATGCTCCGGCCCGCACTGATACCCGCAGAAGGCAAGCAGTTTGTCGTCGCTGATTGGTCGGCTATTGAAGCGCGTGTTACTCCGTGGGCCTCGGCCGATCCGCAGGCGGAAGCAGTGCTAGATGTCTTTCGCGAAGGCAAAGACATTTACATCCGCGAGGCCGCAGGCATCTATCGCATGCCAGAAGAGCAGATCGGCGCTGAGTCAGACGAGCGCCAGATCGGCAAGGTGGCCGTGCTCTCGCTTGGTTTCGCAGGTGGTGTCGGTGCGTTCTCGGCAATGGGCCGCAACTACGGCATTTTCATGCCGGAGTCGGACGCCAAGCGCATCGTTGACGCGTGGCGGCGTGCAAACCCGTGGGCAGTGCGCTACTGGCAGAAACTCGAAGACGCCTACACGCGTGCGCTACGCAACCCAGGGCGCGAGTTTCCCGTCGGACGCATCACTTACTACTACGACGGCCAGCATCTGTGGTATTCGCTGCCGTCGGGCCGCATTCTCTGTTATCCGTTCGCTAAGTTCGAGGGAGACGAGATTACTTATGTTAAAGCGGCATGGAAACCGGCGGCAGACGCTAAAGAATGGCCGCGTGCTCGCTTGTGGCGTGGGCTCGCCTGTGAGAACATAACGCAAGCGATCGCGAACGATCTGTTACGGCATTCTTTACGCCAGCTTCCTGATGCAGTACTACATGTGCATGATGAAATCGTTCTCGAAACCGCAACTCCAGAAGAATCTGCAACACAACTCCGGCAAGTCATGTGTACTGCGCCCGATTGGGCGCAAGGACTGCCATTGAAAGCCGGGGTCAAAATCATGAGTCGTTACGGCAAATAAAAAAGCCGCCTGGCCGGGCGGCTTTCTCAACTACAAGGATTGCAATGGACTTCTTCGAGTATATCGCAAATCTTGCCCCCGAGGGCGAGACGGCACTATTCGTTAGACAAACACCCATCAAACAAAAAGGCGAACTGCAATTCCACGCAGACGGCGCTATCAAAGCTACCTGGCCGGCGTTCATGCCGGATCACAAGCGGCGCGAAGGTGAAGCTTGGTACGGTAACACGGCGTCCTTCATCGTCGATCGCTTCAAGGAAGGCAAACCATCGGCCAGCGCGGCCAATTGCGAGTACGTGCTCGTCATGGTGCTGGACGACGTGGGCGACCCCATGAAGGCACCGAAACTGCCGCCCTTGGCGCCGACGTGGATCATGGAGACGTCGCCGGGATCGTTTCAGTGGGGCTACGCATTCTCAGAACAACCGACAAAATCCGACTTCGCAGCGGCGATTAAGGCCATCGCAGCCGCTGGCTATACTGACCCCGGCGCCTGCAACCCGGTGCGCAATTACCGCTTGCCGGGCAGCGTAAACCTAAAGCCAGGCAAGAACGGCTTCAAAGCCAAGCTGATCGAATTCAACCCCGAACAGGAGTACACCCTCGAGTTCATCTGCGCCAAACTGGAGGTCACGCCTGACGAGTCGGCCAGTCTGGGCCCGGCGCCGATCAGAATCCGCGACGACGGCGGCGACGATGTCTTCCGCTGGCTGAATGACCAAGGGCTAATCTTGCGCAAACCTAACCCCGAGGGTTGGGCCGGCGTCGTCTGCCCGAACTCAGGCCAGCATACCGACGGCAACCCTGAAGGCCGCTACAACCCGTCCGCACGCGCCTACTGCTGCCTGCATTCGCACTGCCTGGAGCTCGACTCAGCGACGTTCTTAAACTGGGTGGCAGAGCAGGGTGGGCCTAAGCATGAACCGGGCGTGAGAGATGAACTGATCGCCAGCACCATGAGCGCGGCATTGGAGAAATTGAACCCGCAGGCAGCGGCTGAGATGTTCGAGCAGAGCCCAACCGCTGTGCTGGCCGAGATCGAGCGCAAAGAGCTCGGGCGGCTGGAAAAGGCCGGCTGGTTTGAGCGCTTCGCGTACATCCAAACGGACGACTGCTATTTCGACCTGCAAGACCGCCGGGAGATCGCCCGCTCGACCTTCAACGCGTTATTCCGGCATGTCGATTGCACGTCGATACACTCAAACCGGAAGATAGAGGCGTCAATCGCTTACGACCAAAACCGGCAGGCAATGGGCGCTAAAACCTTGGTCGGCGTCACGTACGCGGCGGGCGAGGACTTGATCGTCGCCAAGGACGGCATGCCCTTTGGCAACCGCTGGCAAAACGCACGGCCAGCGGCCATTGCGCAGGTGCCCGTCGGGACGAGTGTTAAGCCTTGGCTGGACCATGTTCACCGCATGATCCCCACCGACTTCGAGCGCGAGCATTTCTTGAATGTCCTGGCTTATAAATTCCAGAACCCGAACCGCAAGATCAATCACGCGATACTAATCGGCGGCTACCCTGGCAGCGGCAAGGATACGATGATGGCACCTTTTTTCTGGGCCATTGGCGGCGACTCGAAAACCAATTGCAGCCTAGTGCGCAATGAAGACTTGTCGTCTCAGTGGGGCTACGCGCTCGAGTGCGAAGTTATGGAAATCGCCGAGTTAAGACAATCTGAAGCCAAGGACCGGCGAGCATTGGAGAACAGCCTAAAGCCGATCATTGCGGCACCACCTGAGTTTTTATCCGTTCATCGTAAGGGTTTGCACCCGTACGAATCCTTAAACCGAATCCTAGTAGTCGCGTTCACAAACGAGCGGGCAGCGATCAGTATCCCGTCGGACGATCGCCGCTGGTTTTGCCTTTGGTCGGACGCCGGACGACTACCCGAAACTGACGCCCAGGCCCTTTGGGGCTGGTATCGCGGCAATAGCGGCAATAGCGGCAATAGCGGCAATAGCGGCAATAGCGGCATGGCGGCCGTTGCGGCATACCTGCGCGATCGTGACGTGTCGGCCTTTAACCCAGGCGCAGCGCCGCCGATGACCGAGGCCAAAGCAATCATGATTGACCAAGGGCGCAGCACGGCCGAGTCGTATCTGGTCGAACTCATCGCCGCCCGCCTGGGCGAATTCGCGGCCGGCGCGATCGCGTCGCCCTTTTACGCCCTTTGCGACCGCCTGGTAAGCGCCGCCCCGACGGGCACCAAAATTCCACAAGTGGCCCTTTTGCATGCGCTGAGGGAGGCCGGATGGATTGATTGCGGGCGATTACATTCAGGTGATTACCCAAGCAAAAAACATATATTTTGCGCGCCAGAATTCGCCAATTTGCCCAAATCGGAATTGCGCCGCATGGTCGAACAAGTGCCGGCGCCGGCGGCCGTCAAGCTTGTGAAGTCGTCGTAAGCGAAAAAAAAGCCCGGCGCGCGGTTAATACCGGGCCGGGCAAAGATCGCATTTCAGAGACTTACATCACCAAAGCGCGATCAAGGGAAAAAGGGAGGGAAACCCTAACCGCGCGCTGGCAAGATCGATTTTAGGATAATTATTATCAGTGCGAGGATTATTTTTCCGAAAACCGCCATGCCGCCTCCGATTCAATATTGCGGATAATTGAATCGGCCAGGATCCCCTCAATATCCACGCCGCCTGCAAATGCGTATACAAGCCAAGCGCCGCCTGGGTACCCGGCGCCAGGGTCCGGTTCGGAATATTCCAAAAAACAAGCTAAAACTTTGCCCGGTTCGAATTCGTACTCAAACGGGCGCAGATGATTCGGCCAGTGGCCGGCGGAATAGTCAATTTGCGTTTTCATTCGTTCGCCTCCGAGCAAATGCGATAAGTGTCAAGTATAGTTTTGATCAGGGTTAATACATTAGATTCGCTTTCGCCGGCCAGCATGCCGGCGGCCATTGTCAACGCGGCGGCCGCGTGCGGCTCGCATAGTTTTAATTCATTCTCGGCATAATGAAGTAGCTTTTCGGCCGCTTCAGGGACTCCGATATCTTTAGCTTTCATTGTCTTTTTCATAATAATGCGTCTCCGAAATTTTCAGTGTTAACCGGTACCGGGTCCCGGCGCATATACGCCTGGCCGGCCGGCGGTTTAACGGTGGACCAGCGGATTACTTCGCCGGCGTCGTCCAACCATGCGTAGTAAACGTGCCGGGTCCAGAACGAGCCGGTAAAGCGTGGATGATCGGGCGGCGGCCTCATGCCCGCTTTTGCCAGTAAGGATCAAACGCAAACGGGCATTCGTACATTGGTTGCCCGTCAATTTCGCTTTTGAAAATTGATCGGCTTTGCTGCGGGTACTTTTCCAGAATTTCGGCCGCCTCATAGCTAACCGGGAAGTAAAGATCCGATTGCCAATTGGATACCGGAATTCCGGCCGCGACTAAATCAGCGTATAGACTCATTTTCAGGCCCTCACTAGGTTAAAAAAGCGCCGCCGAGACGGGCGCGCGCGGCGCCAATAATTCAGCGCCAATGGCGCTTTCCCAACCAATAAAGCGCCGCGTCTCGCCGCCCTTCGGGCCCCAAGCAATAATTTCAGTCTCGGGCCGCGTCGCATACTGCGCTCGGGCCCAATTGGCCGCCTCGGCGGCCGTGTAGCCGATAATGTCAAAATCAATTGTCGGCGGGTTAATCCAATCGTCGATTGTCCCGGCCGAATTAGTGAAAATAACTCGAATCGGGATGCGATATAGCTGGCGCCCTTTGGCGTCGCGGCCAGTGGCCCGTGCATAGCGTTTGAACATAATTAGACCCTCCCCATAAAGTAGATTTTCTCGGCCTTTTTGGCGCCCGTGCCATGCGCCAGGAAACCGATAATTGTCGGGCGATCGGCGCGGGCGCATAGCTGGCAATCGGCGCATGAGACGTCGTCTCGGGTTTGCGCCGGGCAAGTGATCACGGGCCGGCCGGCCGGCGTCGTCATTTTCGCGGGCGCATTGGTCGGTAGTACCGTGACGACGGGCCCGGCGCCGGTATCGGCCAAGGTATCGGCGTGCGCTAAGTTATTAGCGGATAAATTGACGGTAAAGCCGGCCGCATTGGCCGCGCGGATTATTTCCAGGTTTTCCGGCGTCGCGGGTTTATGTGTATAAGTGAAACCGCGCTTGCCCCTATTGGCGTCAATCAATAGTTGCATGGCCGCCGGGTTAATGTAATCGCCAATGCCTGGCAAATCGCCCGCTTGATTGTGGCGCCATAATTGGCCGTCGGGCAATTGCGCGATCGCGTCGCAAAATTCAGGCCAGGTTAGGCCACGCTCGCCGGCCGTGACGGCGCGCCAGTGCAAAGCAAGCGGGCCGCTTTCAGCGTAGCATCCGTTATCTTTAAACGGGCAGGTATCGGAACACGATAGTGCACTGGTAGTGGAAACCGGAATCGGCCCGGTTTTTACATTGGCGCTTTTAAGGGTTAAATGTACGGTCTTCATTGTTTTAATCCTTTCCGATCAATATCAGGCCCGCGATTAGCACGGCCAGTGCGACGGCGCCTCCGATCAATTCGGGCCAGGTAGCAGCACCAGTGATAATCGCGACGCAAGTAAGCGCCGCCAAAGATCCGGCCAAAGCGCCGGCGATAATTGGTAATTTGTTCATTGTTTCGCCCTTTCGTTTTAATTGAAATTAACGGTTAATTCGTAAAGCCCGGCCAGTACCAAGCCGGCGCCGCCGAAGCAAAATAAGCCGGTGAACAATAGCGGCGCGCTTATTAGGGCTAAAAGAATAGTAATGAAGCAAAGAAAAATGCCGCCGAAAATCATTAGGGTCGAATCTTTCATTTTGTTTTCCCTCCGGTTATTTCCAAGAACGAATTTCGAAATAGTCCGCCCGCAATTGCAGAATGTACGCACGGCGCCCGAGTAAGCGCTCATGGCGGGCTATTTCCTGGGCTTCGGTTTCAGTTAAAGCGAATCGATAGGTCATTTTGTTTTCCCTTCGTTTGACGGCCCGCCTGCGCGGGCCTTTGGGTTTTTAGACTCGGAATTCCGGATGATTGCGCAGGTCCAATTCTTGCGCGACGGCCATCAATTCGGCCATGCTGCGCGCCGTGCGGGCGCAACGGACAAGCGATGAAAGGCCAAGCGCGGCCGATTCGATATTGCCAATCGCGACGTGCGCCCGAATGGTTTCGACTTGCTTCGTTTCAAATTTGGTCATTTTGTTTTCCCTTCGTTTTTGGTTTGCTTGGTTGCGGCCGTTTGCGCCGGCCGTGGAAATATAATATCAGATTTTTTTACAGTGTCAAACAATATTTTATGAGGGCGTGAAAATAATTTTTATGTTGTTTTGTTGTAAATATTATTGGGTCATTTTGGTCACGCTTGGGTCATTGTCGCGGGCCAAATGACCCAAGCGAAAAGCCGCGTGCAGTCTAGCTTTTGGGTGTTTTTGGGTCATTTGGTCATGTATTTTCTAGTACTCAGGAAAAGTAATAGATATATGAGGGCGCGCCGAGACGCGCGCCGTCAAACAATTTGTAGCTGCACTGGTAGCGATTAAAATCGCGTGACCAAATGACCCAAATGACCCATGACAAAGTGATAACATTATGCCGTCGATAAAACCTGGCCGCCCGGCGTCAATTCGGACGCGACATTTTCGACGCCAATTAACGGACGCGGACGCGGCCATTTTGGCCCACGCGGGCCAGGGCGATATCAGCGCCGGGTTTCGGCATTTGATTGATTTTTACTGGCAGAGTGTTAATTGTGCTAAAGACAATATTCAGCCTGAAAAACAATCTGTAACGGATGAGGGCTGAAAGGCCCCGCCTGCATTTATCCATGTGCGATAACCGCACGCCCTACGCCCGCCAGCAAATGGCCCCTCCGCCTGCGCCCGCTCGCCTGGTAATTTGCGCTCTCATAACGTACGTTATGTAAAATGTTTATGGCCGCCTGCATTTGACATAATGCATTGTTATTTTGATAATGTTATCAGATTGATAGGGGGGGGAGGGGGCTCACCCGGTTATATATTTGGGGCCACCCTCTCCCCCACACCAAAAAGGCTATTCGGCTCTTAGCTAAACGGCAATAGCCACAACAAAAAAGTTGACAGCTTCCAGCGCAAAAAAGAGAATGCGCACAGGCGCTGATGTGACAGGACGGCAGTGGCATACCGCACACGGTCATGGGGAATGCAGCATCGGCGCCCACTTTCCAGCCAGGAGACAAAGTGCCCGCGCCAATCAAAGACCCGCCGTACGTGCCGCCAGCGGTACTACCCAAAACCGACAATCAGCGCATCAAAGAGTTGAAGCAGATGCTGATCGAAGGCAAGGGGCAGGAGGTCGTCCAGAAGGTCATCCAGATCGCGCTGGAAGATGGCCACCCCGGCCAGATGGCCGCCTTGAAGCTCTGTATGGAGCGAGCGCTGCCGGTCAGCATGTTCGAGAAGACCGCCGCGCAACGGGCGGCTGTGACGATCAACATCACCGGCATTGGTGGGCCCGACAGCCCGCCCCAAGCAGACATCATCGACGTGGAGATGAAAGATGGATGAGTACCTAGCCAGTCTGGGCTTGTCGCCCGGCGAGCTCAATAAAGTGCTGTACCACCGCGCCAACATGGCCAAGCCGGGTATGGACGCCGAAGGCAACCCCATCACCATCTACGCTACCGGTATCCAGATACCGTCAGGCAAGCTAAAAGGTCAGTTCGTGTCCGTCCCCGGCTTTGTTGGCGGAAAAGTGATCGACAGCGAAAACGAGCTCTGGAAAATCTGGAAGAAGGACATCGAGGCCGGCAAATGGCCGGTCTACCCCACGTCAGAGGCGCTAAACGCGCGCGACGCGTGGCTGCATCAGGTGATGGAGCGCGACATGCAGCTAATGCGCGCCAAGACGACGCCGGCCGAGCCGGTCTACTACAAAGACCCTTTTGGGTTGCCTGACTGATGGCGGATCTTAACTTTCAGCTCCTGCCCTGGCAGAAGACAGTCTTTGAGGACAAGACGCGCTTTAAGGTCGTAGCCGCCGGGCGCCGGTGCGGCAAGTCGCGTCTGGCAGCCACTACCCTGCTGATTGAGGGGCTGCGCTGCCCTTCGGGGTCAGCGGTGCTGTACGTGGCGCCTACGAACGGCCAGGCGCGGCAGATTATCTGGAACGTCTTGCTGGACTTGGGACGCGAGGTGATCGCCAACAGTCACGTCAACAATCAGGACATCACGCTCATCAACGGCGCGACCATCTATGTGAGGGGCGCGGATAGGCCCGACACGCTGCGAGGCGTCTCACTGACCTACGCCGTGCTCGATGAGGTGGCTGACATCAAGACAGAAGCTTGGGAGCAGGTCATCCGAGCGTCTCTGTCAGACAAAAAGGGCCGGGGGCTCTTCATCGGCACGCCTAAGGGGCGCAATTGGTTCTACGACATCTTCAGGCTAGGCCAGTCTGGCGACGACGAGGACTGGAAAAGCTGGCACTTCACAACCAAGGACAACCCGCTAATCGACCCCAAAGAGATCGAGTCGGCCAAAAAGACCCTAAGTACCTTTGCGTTCAAGCAAGAGTACATGGCCAGCTTCGACAACGCGGGCTCGAACGTCTTCAAGGAAGACTGGATCAAATACGGCGAAGAGCCCGACTACGGCAGCTACTTCGTAGCGGTTGACTTGGCAGGATTTGAGGAAGTTGCCAAACAGGCAGCAAACTCCAAGAAACGGCTGGACGAGACGGCCATTGCGATCGTGAAAGTGACCGACGAGGGGCAGTGGTTCGTCAAAGAGATCCAGCACGGGCGCTGGGACATCCGCGAGACGGCAGCGAAGATTCTGATCGCCATGCGCGACTACCGGCCCTTGTCGGTGGGAATCGAGCGCGGGGCGCTCAAAAACGCGGTTTTGCCTTATCTTAGTGACTTGATGAGGAAGAATAATGTATATTCCCACATCATCGACCTGACGCACGGCAACCGTAAGAAAGCGGACAGGATCATCTGGGGCCTTCAGGGACGCTTTGAGCACGGCCGGATCATCCTAAACAGAGACGAAGACTGGACGGAGTTTTTAGACCAGTTGCTCATGTTCCCCGCCATAGGCGTGCATGATGACTTGCCCGACGCGCTCTCGTACATCGACCAGTTGGCTGTGACCAGCTACTTCGAAGACGATGCCAGCGACGATTGGGAGCCCATAGACATCATCGCGGGATTCTAAATGGATCAGAACGAATTCGATCAACCCACAGAAGCCGACAAGGAATTGACGGCTTTTGTCGTTGACCACTGCAATCGCTGGCGCGACTGGCGCGACACCAACTACTTATCGCTCTGGGAAGAGTACGAGCGCATCTTCAGAGGCGAATGGGCCTCAGAAGACAAGACGCGCGACTCAGAGCGCTCACGAATAGTAACCCCAGCAGCACAGCAAGCCGTCGAGACTCGCCACGCGGAGATCATGGAAGCGATCTTCGGCTCTGGCGAGTTTTTTGATATTGAAGACGACCTGCAAGACGTCAACGGTCAGACGATCGACATCGAAGCGCTACGCGCTCAGTTGTCTGAAGACTTCAAGAAAGACAAGATCAAAAAGTCGATCGACCAGATTGAGCTCTTGGCTGAGATATACGGCACTGGCATCGGCGAGATCGTCGTTGGCATGGAAACCGAATACATCCCAGCGACGCAACCGATACCAGGTCAGATGGGCCAAGCGGCTATCGGTGTGATCGAGAAGCCGCGTGTGGCGGTCAAGCTGGTGCCGGTCAATCCTAAGAACTTCTTGTTCGACCCCAACGGCACGACGGTGGACGACTGCATGGGTGTGGCCATTGAGAAGTATGTCTCCATCCACAAGGTCGTGCGCAACATCGAGCGAGGCATCTACCGCAAGGTCAACATCACCCCCACCTACGAGGACTCGCAACTAGAGCCCACGCAGGAGGTGCAGAACTATCAAGACGAGAAGGTCAAGCTGCTGACCTACTATGGTCTGGTGCCCCGCGAGTATCTGACCAAGCTCGAAGAGATGGAAGAAGGCGGCAAGATTGAAGAGCTCTTCCCTGAAGACTCTGCCGCTGAAGACTATCAGGACATGGTCGAAGCCATTGTCGTGGTGGGCAACGATGGCATGCTGCTAAAGGCAGAAGCCAATCCGTACATGATGAAAGACCGTCCGGTCTTGACGTACCAGGACGACACGGTGCCGAATCGTCTGTTGGGCAGGGGTACGATTGAAAAAGCGTACAACATGCAAAAGGCAATCGATGCTCAGGTACGCAGTCATTTGGATAGCCTGGCACTGACGACCTCGCCGATGATGGGCATGGACGCCACGCGTCTGCCACGCGGTGCGAAGTTTGAAGTCAAGCCTGGCAAAGCGCTACTGACCAACGGCAACCCAAGCGAGATTCTGTTCCCGTTCAAGTTTGGCCAGACAGGTCAAGAGAACATCACGACTGCGCAGACGTTCGAGAGAATGCTCTTGCAAGCCACTGGCACGATGGACAGCAACGGCATGGTCAGCCAAGTCAGCCGCGACGGCAACGGTGCTGCGATGTCAATGGCGGTGGCCACCATCATTAAGAAGTACAAGCGCACGCTGGTGAACTTCCAAGAAGACTTCTTGATTCCGTTCATCAAAAAAGCTGCGTATCGCTACATGCAGTTTGACCCCGATCGCTACCCGTCCACCGATTTGAACTTCGTGCCCACTGGCACGCTGGGCATCTTGGCGCGCGAGTACGAGCAGCAGCAGTTTGTGGGTCTGCTACAGACTTTGGGTCCAGATACGCCGGTGCTGCCGATCATTCTGAAGGGCATCGTGGCCAACAGCAGCCTCTCGAACCGTCTGGAGTTGCTCGAAGCGCTAACGCAGATGGCCCAGCCGAATCCGGAGCAGCAGCAGATGGCCATGATGCAGCAGCAGCTGGCCATGCAGGCCGCGCAAGCGCAAATTGCGGTCAATCAGACGCAAGCCGAGCAAAATCGTGCTGAAGCGACGAAGACATTGATTGAAGCGCGTCTGAAGCCGGTCGAAACTGAGGCAAAAATCAGCCAGGCGCTGACGGCGAATCTGCCGAATCAGGCGGATTTGGCCTCGCGGGAGTTCGACAAGCGGGCGAAAGTAGCGGAATTGATGCTAAAAGAAGCTGACATCAAGAACAAAACGAAGATTGTGGAACTGCAAATGTCCAAAGCCCGCGATGGTGTGGCCGGATTGGAGAATCAGTTCCTCGAAGAGCTCCAGAAAGGGCTGAAATAATGGATATCGAGAAGATTTTTGAGATCGAGTCCGACGATATGGCGTTCAAAAGCGTCGGAGATGCCGTTGCTGAAGCCCGTCGAGCACAAAGTCAGCGTCTAAGCGACAACGTGCAGGCCGTTTTGGCCGCGTTGGGCAAGATGAAGAGCGAAATCGAGGGTAAATACGACGATGTAGCTCTTGCGCTAGAACAACGCATTGCAAATATCCGCGATGGCCGCGACGGCACGCCAGGACGTGATGGTACGCCCGGCCGCGATGGCGCCCCCGGCCGTCCAGGCCGCGACGGTAAGGATGGTCGCGATGGTATCGATGGCCGAGACGGCATTGATGGCCAAGATGGCGTGTCGGTCACGAATGCCTTCTTGGATTTTGACAATAGCCTTGTTATTGAGCTCTCCAACGGCCGTCAGATCAACGTCGGCGAGGTCTTGCCGCCGGACCTAAGTGACCGTCTGAAGGTCATCATCAACCAAGGGGCCTCGGGAGGTGGTGGGGGCGGGGCGAGTCTGCCAGACCAGACGGGCAACGCGGGCAAGTTCCTAACGACTGACGGCAGTACGGCCTCTTGGGGCACGCCAGCGGGCTCAGGTGACGTCGTAGGCCCAGCATCAGCCACCGACAACGCGGTCGCACGTTTTGATTCGACCACCGGCAAACTGATCCAAAACAGTGTCGTGACAATCAGCGACACAGGCGCTGTGTCTGGCGTAGCCTCTTTAGGGGTAGCTAACTACGTAGACTTTAATACGTCGCCAACAGTCTCCAATGCTGTTGGCCGTATGTATTGGGATGCGGCGCAGAATACTTTGGCCGTTGGCCTGACATCTACACTTGCGGCCAATGTAGGCCAGACGCTTTTCGCTCGCGCAACTAACGCTGAAGCCGTAACCATTACCAAAGGCCAAGCTGTTTACGCGTTTGGCGCAACGGGCAATCGGGTATCCGTTAAATTAGCCAACAATACGGCCGACGCCACCTCCGCAAAAACTTTTGGCTTGGCTGCTGAAGATATTACTGCTGGTGGCACCGGCATGATTATCTGCCAAGGCGTACTAGATGGTTTGGACACCAGCGCGTACACAGCGGGCGACTCCTTGTACCTTGGTGCAACCAATGGCGCCTTGACTGCAACAAAGCCATACGCACCAAACCATTTGGTCTATATCGGAACGGTTGAGCGCGCTAATGCAGGTAATGGGCAAATCTATGTGCGCGTTCAAAATGGCTATGAAATGGATGAGCTACACAATGTGTCGGCTCAAAACCCCACTAACGGCCAGATATTGATCTACAACCAGACGACAAGTCTGTGGGAGAAGGCCAATATTACCGCCGGATCGAATATTACGATTACGAATGGCGCTGGATCAATTACGATTGCGTCCACCGGCGGTGGTGGTTCTGGTGATGGCGGTGCATACGCCTGGTTCTTATCTTAAGAGGTAAACATGAAAACTTTGGTCTTAGACGGCACCGCAATTAGCATTCAGGTGGCAATGTCCACCTCAGCGGCCACCACCAACCCGACATTTGTTGCAACCTATGCTGACAATGCGGGTTCCGGCATCACGGAAGGTGCAACTGACGGCGCGTTGAATGGCTCGACTGATGTGACCGTGGTGCCAGCACCGACTGGCTCGAACCGCCGCGTCATTAAAGACATTACGATCTATAACGGCGACTCAGCAGCCGTTACGGTGTTCGTTAAGTATGACAACAACGCGACTCAGCGCACACTGGCTAAAGTGGTGCTGCAAGTAGGCGACACTTGGACGACTGACGGCACCTTCGACACTAATGGCAACTTGAAGACTGTCATTGGTTCAGTCAATCTGGCCACGCAAGTCTCTGGCACGCTGCCAGTGGCAAACGGCGGTACAGGCGCCACGACGCTGACAGGTGTGTTGAAAGGCAATGGCACATCGGCCTTCACTGCTGCGACTGCTGGTACGGACTATCTTGCTCCACCTTCAGGCACATCGATTCTGAAAGCCAACTCTGGCGGCGCGCTGGCAAACGCTACTGCTGGTACGGACTATGTTGCTCCTAGCGGTGCTCTTGGAACTCCTAGTTCTGGCACATTGTCTAACTGTACGGTAGACGGTACGGACGCTGTTGGTTTCCGTAATGCTCCTGTTAATTCTCAATCTACTGCTTATACGTTGGTATTGGCTGATGCAGGTAAGGTGATTCTGCACCCAAGTACGGACGCTAATGCTCGGACATTTACGATTCCTGCTAATAGTTCTGTAGCGTATGCAGTTGGTACTGTATTGACGTTTGTGAACATGACTTCACAGGTAGTAACCATTGCAATTACTACTGACACTTTGTATCTGGCTGGCACTGGTACTACTGGAAGCCGCAGTCTGGCGCAGTATGGTATGGCAACAGCGGTGAAGCTGACTTCTACTACTTGGCTGATTAACGGTTCAGGACTGACATGACAGGCATACTCAACATTCTTGCTGGTAGCATTGCGGCGGCAATTAAGGATGGGTATTTCAACCTTGTGACGCTTCTCTTGCCCGGTAATGGCACGAACGGGGCGCAGAACAACACGTTCCTCGATTCGTCCAGCAACAACTTCAGCATCACCCGCAACGGCAACACGACGCAGGGTACGTTCTCGCCGTTCTCGCAGACGGGGTGGAGTGGCTATTTCAACGGTACGACCGACTATCTACTTGGCGGCAACAGCGCAGATTACACGCTAGGTACTGGCGACTATTCCATTGAATTCTGGATGAACGCATCCAGCACCAGCGGATCGACGGGAGTAATGGGTTTTGGCGGCGCCGTAAATGGAGTTGCGACTGTATTTATTAACGCTGCTTCTGGAACAGCAAACATCAGAATGAATGCTTCCGGTGGCACTGCTGTCACGACTGCCAACAATGCTTGGTCTGCTAACCAATGGACGCATGTTGTGATCACCCGCGCATCCGGCTTCTGCCGAATCTTCGTCAACGGAGTTCTGCAAGCCTACGCAGCATTCTCTGACAATCTTGGCGGCGCTGACCTGTCAATTGGTCGTTCGTACTACAACCTGAATCAAGAATACTTTACTGGCTATCTGTCGAATGTACGCCTTGTCAAAGGCAGCGTACCTACCGCTTATCAAACCAGCGTCACGGCAACCGGAACCGCCGTATTCACGCCGCCCACTGCTGCACTGACTGACGTCACGAACACGAAGCTCCTGACGTTGCAGTCGAACAGGTTCGTCGATACGAACACGCAGGTCGCGGCCAAGACCATTACCGTCAACGGCTCCCCCTCCGTCCAAGCCTTCAGCCCGTTCGCTCCTACGGCTGCGTACAGCGCGGCGACGAATGGTGGCAGTGGGTATTTTGATGGTAATGGGGACTATCTTAGTATTGCCAATACAGCCAACCTCCAGTTTGGAAGCGGCGACTTCACGCTTGAGTTTTTCGTCTACTTTAACGCTCTCAGCGGGAACCAGACAATATACGACAAGGGTTACACGGGCACAAATGCCTTCGTAATTCAAACTAATACAAACACAGGCACAATGATCGTTTATGCAAACGGCACAGCGATCATTACTGCTTCGTCTGCTAGTCCTGTTGGGCAGTGGGATCATTATGCAGTTGTCCGTTCTGGAACGACAATCACGCTATATAGGAACGGTGTTTCTGTTGGTTCTGCAACAAACTCAGTAAACTTCAATAACGCTGCCGTTACCAATATTGGTGCCGGGCTTAATCAAACCAATTCGACGTATACCGCCTTTGCAAACGCGTATATATCGAATGTTAGACTGGTTAAGGGTTCTGCTGTTTACACGGCCCCGTTCACCCCGCCAACAGCACCGCATACCGCTATCACTAACACGCAGCTCCTTCTGAACTTCACCAACGGCGGCATCGTCGATGCCACTGGCAAGAATGTGCTGGAGACTGTTGGCAATGCGCAGATAAGCACGACGCAGAGCAAGTTTGGTGGTAGCTCGATGTACTTCGATGGGACGGGGGATTGGCTGTTCTCCAAAGGTGGGAACAACCGATACGATTTTGGTACTGGTGACTTCACGATGGAATGTTGGTTCTATCCAACAACGACTCCATCAATGGCAGGCTTGTTGTCTACCGGCAATAACACAGCATGGGGATGCGTGTGGCTCTATACGACAAGCACTGCAATTTATTGTCGCGCCACAGCAAGCTCATCTGGTCAGGACGTAGGGATTACTGGAGGCACGTTCAATACAAACGCTTGGAATCACGCAGCAATTGTGCGTTCAGGAACGACGTTTAGCCTGTATCTAAACGGCAGCAGAGTTGCTACCACAACAAGCTCAACAGCACTTAAGACAAATTGCGATTTGGTTGTTGGTGGAGTTTATGAAAGTTCTACCGCTGGCTCCCCATTTACTGGATATATAGATGACGCTCGTATCTCACTCTATGCGAGATATTCAGGCGCTACTTACACACAGCCGACTGCGGCATTTCCTACCCAATAACATGAGCCAATTATCTTTACTTGATGACAATGATATTGTGCTTGAGTTAAAGCGCAATAAAGAACTTGAGCAAAAGAAAAAGAATAATGCTTACATGGCATATTGGAGGAATACAGAAAAGGGGAAAAAGTATTTTGGTAAATACTTTAAAGAAAGATATGAGGCAAATAAAGATGAAATTAATGCAAAAACAAAACAAAAAAGATTAGAAGATTTAGAAAAGGCAAGAGAAAAGGATAGAAATAGGTATCGTAAAAATCCTATTCCATTCAAAGTTAGAGCAAGGCAAAGAGAAGATATTATTTCTAGCAGAACTACTTTATGGGCAAACAAACAAAAAATTAAAGATATATATGTAATGGCTAAATTTATGGATTTCATCAATCCTTTTGTTAAGCATCATGTTGACCATATAGTTCCGCTAAGAGGAAAAAATGTTTGCGGTTTGCACGTTGAAAATAATTTATCCATTGTTCCAGCAAGTCATAATCTTGCAAAAGGCAATAAGTTCCAATAAGGATTGACCATGCTCTACACAAAAAACGGCTCTATCCCAAAGCCTGAGACAGATGGCACTGAAGGCTGGATCGAAGTCGATATGCCGCCTGAAGCACCTGAAGGCAAAGAGGTGGTGTGGCTGAACTGGCAATGGGTAGTGCGTGATCCTAAGCCTGTAGACCGTGAAGGCTATCGCTGGAAGTGGAACCACGACCAGATGCAGTGGATTGAGTACGAGCTGCCGGGTACCACAGAGCTGCCGACCGATCCGCTACCGACGATTACCAGCGACCAGATCGCGGCGCTATCCAGCACTGACGTTGTGGCATTGACGTCTGAACAGATCGGAACGCTATGACGCCTGAGTTACAAAAATACTACGAAGACAGGTTCGCCATGATGGCCACGCCAGGCTGGCGTGATCTGATTGACGACATTGAAAAAATAAAAGAATCGCTCAACAACATTTCTGTTGTGGAGAACGAAAAAGATTTACAATTTAAGAAGGGTGAGTTATCGATACTAACCTGGCTGTCCACACTAAAACAGGTCAGCGAACAGGCTTACGAGGACTTGCAAGATGAAAAGAATGTATGAATTTGTC